GTTCTGAGTGATTGATTAGACATCGATATAAATATTTAGGTATCAAAAAGGTTCAAGCCTTCGTAAAGTGAGTTAGCAAAGATATTAGACATAATACCATTATCTTTAGACCAATCGGTATAAGATGTAATACCATATGTTAGTGTATTATTAGGATCAGCAAAATCAATAATAGAATCGGTTATATCACCAACCGAACTTGCATGATAATAGAATGAGTATATATCTGTAATTTCTCTGCTACCTCCGGAGAGTAATGGCCATCCCCAAGTTTCGTTATAATCACTAAGACTATAGAATTGAGAGGATGATGATAAAGCCTCTGTTAAGATTTCCATATTCACACCGGATAGTAAATTAACATTAGATGCTTGCTCTAGACTTATAGGCACACCCTCTGATATTTGCTCACCAGCAGCAGATATTAATGCTCCAGTAGATGTACCGTAAACTATACCTTCTGGTATAGTAATAACTGGTGTAACTCTTGCGCTTAATGGTAGAGTAGTATTTAATGTTGTAAACTTACCACTATATAGCTCAGTTGCTACTATTGTTTCTCCAGGAATTATAATACTACTAGGTGTAAGTTTTTCACCTAGATTATAACCATAAAAATTATTAGATCTATAACCATAAGATTGATATTGAGTTTTATCTCTATTTCTTCTACCAAAGAGTTTAGATTTACTAATTGAAAGCAGATCCATTAATCTTGCAAGCTTCGGTGGTAGGGAATATTTATTAAGCTTAGGCAAATCAAGCATTTGAAGCATCCCATCAAGCTGATCGATATTACTCTCATCTATAATTGTATTATTATTTAAAAAGTTTTGAATCTTTTCATAGGTAGCTTTACCTATCGAATCTTGAGTAGAACTTAAGTTCCCAAAAATAGATCCTAAAAAGTCTTTCATTAATACCCTAGCATCCGTAAATAGCGGTTGAATAGCAATTTCTTTAAATGCATCTTCAAAATCTATATTTTCATTCTGTTTAGCTATAGTATAGTAGCTACTAGGATTAATAGTAAATGTACTGCTTCGTCCACTTAACCCTACTGTGTTAAAATTGGCTTGTGATGCAAATATTTGCAAATCTTTTGAAAAACAACGAGAATCATTAGTTACAAAATATCCTTTGAAAAAACCTCCTGTAGATAGAGATGAAAGGGCTCCTAAATCTGATGTAAACACCGCATTATAAGAACTCAAACCAGGACCTGGGAAACCTGGATCAGTTAACCGTAATTGCATCGCAGTACTAAGTGTTGGGCTAAAGCTTATTAGTGGAGCACTTCGATTACTAAAGTTATTACTATCTTTAATTTTAACAACAAATGCTATTTTAGTCCCTGCAAACTTTTCTGCATTAATATTAAATACATTAAAGTTATCGGCTCCTTCTCCATCTATACCATTTGATGAAATGTTAACCCCACCATCATAGCTTATATTTTCAGTAATTTTTGCTGATACACCATAGTTAGTAGTATTTGCATACTCAAATATATCACCTTGTTGAAAGCCAAATATTAAATTATAGTTATCGATAATATCACTCTTAAAATAAACATCTGCTATACCGGATACTCCAGCAAAAAACGCTTCTGTATCAGAAGAATTAGTATATACTATTTCATTACTACTTAACTTAATATATAATGGTGTATCGATAGTTTCAACTGAATCAACCTGTATAGTCTCTATTATACTATTAGACGTGAGTATCTGAACAAATGATGAATGTGGGTAAAGATGTCCATAAGTTAATTTATCGTAACCGTTCCTAAAAAAGTCATAATCCCCAGTAGCTCCAGATGCGTAAGGCACTATAGTTGAAAGCCCTGTATTGAGAGTTCTATAAGAGTTATAACGCTTAACATTAATCGGATTTAGTACATTACCAGCTTTATGAACTATATCTGCATTAGTAGTAACTACTAATTCGTCTTGAACAAAATCTTTTATATCAACATCAGCATGAAAAGTATCATAATAACTAGTGCCAACTTTATCATACAGATAGCAATTAACTCTATACGATCCAGGTTTATCGTAAGCATGAAAAGCTGTTACTGCTTCTGTGGTAGTACCATCACCAAAATCCCAAACAATTCGTTTATTAGATATAAAATCCTCTATACCATCAGTTAAATTAGGTGCAAAAGTAAGCGGGGTAAATGGAAGTGCAAATGTATTGTATGTCTCTTCACCTTTATAGTTCCTTACATAGAAGAAATTATACAATAGATCAAATTCACCTGATTGATCGAGTTGTAGAGAACTGAGCGACATATAACATATTTAATCGCAAAGCAAGGTTTTACAACCTACGAATAGAGATCTTATTAACAATATCAGCTATATTGTAAAAATATCCGTATTCAAAATCCTCTAATTGATAATTAAGAGATTGAATAGCTTTATCACTCTCCTTATAATCAGGATTCCAGACTACAAAACTAAGATTGGATATTTCAGCAGTACCGTTAACAGTATGTAGAGCGGTTACTCCTTGGATATTAAGTATATCGTTAGTCATTGCAGCAACATCCACAATATCCCCTATCTGTAATTTACTAAAATAACTATTTAAAGTATTTGATATAGAGGTTTTAATAGCACTATTATTTAGAGCTTGATTCTTATCAACCGTTATACGTAATGAACTATCATTTACAATATCATCAACAGAATCATTATCACTAAAACTAGATCCTCCAACATTAGAGATACCAAACGCAAAGGCTTTAAATAATGCATCAGTAACTACTATGTTATGTGTTATATCTTTTTTATTATTACAAAAATCAGCAATAATTTGCTTTTGTGCAGAACTAATGTATCTTGGGGATAAGCCATTTAAAGTAGAGTCACCACTTGGTACAGTATAGATATATACGTTATTAAAGCTTGTTGAAGTAGAAAACTGAACTTGTGAGAATAACATACGAGCGTCATCATTACCCTGACTTAACCCACGATCAGCATAATAGCCTAGCACTTTAGAAGAGAATTCATCATTTGAAAGAACTTTAACATCTTTAGTAATATTATTAAAGTTTCTATTTATTTGATATTCATAATCGTCTTTAGTAACAAGACGATTTTGTGAAGCAAATACTTTTGGAGCATTTCTCTTAATATCTTCTGTTGTTTCTGCTTTTTTGGGGGGAGCAGATCTAGAAGGATTATTAAGTGTTATACTTGCTAATTGATCCGGTGTAATTAATGCTTGATCGGTATCATATAAAATATCCTTAATAGCAGTAAAGTTTAAAGATCCGTATAAATTAAATGAAGCATTTGCTAATATATTAGGACCAGTATCCCCAGCTTCATTATCAGATATAATATAAAATATTAGTACTGTGTCATTTTCATTTAGTTTTCTACCATTTAAGTCATTACCAAACTTAAACTCATAATTACCAGCAGCGTTAAGACGTTTTTCATATCTTTTTGCATCTGCTGATTCTAGAAATAGAGACGCGGTCTCACTCCATTCCGACCACTTACCATCTACAGAATCATTAACAAATATACTAAACGTATTATCAGATATAAATTTAGTGTTATTTAAATTTGTTACACTTTGAATTAACTGAGGGGACGTAAAACTATCTACTAAAATAATATTTTCATAAGGTTCACCAGTCGCTACAAATGTTGCTTCTGTTATGGCACCTTGATATAATATATTGGTAGAAGGTGAAACTTGTTCAAGAGTTGTATTTGTTGTTTTCTGAAAAATAATATCTTCGGTTGCTATAAATGAATTACCAGCAGCTACAACAGAACTAAACCTAGGAATTGTATAAACACTTGCAGGTATATTAGTAGCGGATAAATTAAAGTTAAGTAAAGATGTTTGATCACCAAGAGGCTTATAGCCAATGTTACTAACAAGCTTATTCATGTTCTCATAAATTGTAGCTGTATTAAATGTGGACTCGTTAGAGGTAGTATTAAGCTGAAAAAGCAACACATGATACATATATGCTACAACATCGATAAAAGCACTAAAGTTAGAACCTTCGAAGTTTTGATCCGTAAATGTTTCATTCTCATTTAGCCTTTCAATAATAAGACTCTTAAGAGTGTCTGCATCAAAGGTAAGATATGCGTTTTTTGGAAGTTTGTAATCTGTAAAGTCTTGTAAGCTCATATTATACTACGTTATTATTTAATCTACACTGCTACATACCCATCTCGGTTAAGAGAAGCATTTAAAGTTAAATTATAGATATCTAAAGTAGGTATACTAAATTCGATATTGATATCATATTGTGCTATATCTGGATTTCCTATGATATCTAATTTATTTAAAATCATACGAGGTTCTTGAATCCCTAAATTGTTGTAGATAAAATAGCCTAAAAAATAGGCAGTGGTTGAATTTATTGGCTCAAATAGATATCCCCTAAAATCTAACCCAAGACTAGGATTAAGTAGCTTTTGCCCGGGTGATGTTGTAAGAATATTTTTTATCGAATTTATAACTGCTTGACCATCTTGAATCTCTTCTAGATCTTTAAGGGTGCTTTCACTATAAAGCTGTGGACCAGTAAAACGACTAGTCGCAAGATCGAACTTTATATCTTTATATAGATACCCACTCTCAAGTGATTTCTTCTCACTAGCTGGGATCTGTAAATTATCTAACCTTACTGCCATAAAATGTGTATAAATATTTATATGAGTGACTAAATAATAGTATGGCTAAATCGAACAAATTCACAACTCTTTTGGAGTCTTATATGAAACGCTACGAGCGTGGTGGTTTTCTAGTAGGAGATGTATTCAAGTTTAATGATAATTTTAAAAGCGATGATGCATATAAAGATCTTGCTGATAATGTCAAAGGGAATATTGACTCGATGATTGATTCAGGTCTTCATATTCGTGTTATTAATATTAAAGACACTTCACCTGCAAGGTACCCTGCATCTGATCAAACATCTTCACTCGATGTTGTACTTGATATTGCACTTGATACAGGTGGCGGCCGTTACACAGATCAATGTTCTATCCCTTGCTGTCTCGGTAGTTGCGAGCAATATGCTCCTAATTTACTTCCTATTCCAGATGGCCAACGCCGTAAGAGTAAGGTTAATATTAAACCTGAAGAAGTTGATGAGAGTGAAGAGAATCCAGCTAACTATACTGATAGGGGAGATGGTAAGCTTACTCTTACAGGATTATCTCTTAAGAAAGAAAGCTATACTCAACAATATCTTTAATGCCTAAAGAAGTTGCTACAACAAAATGGTGCCCAGTTTGTCATAGTTCGCAAAAGGCAAAGGGGTTCCGTTCGTTCTATTGTTACGATTGTTGGAAAGCAGCCGGAAAGCCTAAAATAGAGCCATTATTTAAGGCAATGGATAAGCCTAAAGCTAAGAATTAGTAGGAGCTATATAATCGTCGCAAAATTGAGGATCTAATCCGGCATGCTCACGTTTTGCTATCTTTACCATTAACCACACTACCATAGTAACAAGTGGAACGATTACCAACAGCATTAATGCAATAGCCCACCCCGCTGCGTCTTGTCCACCGTGTTTGAATGAATTTGCACAAGTTGCACACGCTAAAACCGAGGATAAAAAATTCATAGTTTTCGAAAAATTAATCTTTTTCTGGTAGTACGTATGAATTGTCGGGTTGCGGCTCTACAACTGGATTAAAAACAGACTCTACTTGTGAATCGAATACTGCATCCCATTGACCTGTAGGGCAAAGCGCTATAAGCTGAGCTTGTGTATTCCAAGCAGACTCGGCTGAAAGTCCAAAGCTGAATGTATCATTATCATGACTTACACTGTTAGTAAAGTCCGATACATAATATTGCGCATCACCAGATACACCGTTAGTATAAGTCATAGTGACCTCCCAATCGGTTACCACGCCACCAGAAAGATATGGTACTGCACCAGTTAGTTGCTTTGTAATTGCCATAATATTATTTATAACTATAGCATATTATTGCAATAATTACTTCTTTTTTTTCCAACTCTTTCTTGCTGGACCTCGCTTCTTATACTTCTTATTTTTAATCTTCTTACAAGCTGCATGAGTTGGTCTACAAGCCGGGTATGAAGCGCCTTTTTTTCCAGCCTTCTTACGTCCGCAAGGACCACCAGTCTTGCAGTTTACCCAACCTTTAAACTTCTTACCAGTCTTCTTATCAGTACGAGTCTTGAACCAATCTCGTAGGTTTTCACTTAATTGTAATGTCTCAAGCTGAGTCATTACTTAATTTTACCTCCACGGTTTACACATTTCTGAACATATCCAGAAGCATAAGCAGAAGGCCATACGTCATACTTACGCTTTGCTTTAGCTTGACATTTTGCACGAGTCTTTGAGACTTTCTTTTCTGCATCTTCCTCACCCTCAGACTTCTTTTTCTTACCGCCTTTCATATTAGCACACCAGTGATACATCTTACCTTTCTCACCACCATACTTCTTAGCCCTCTTACGAAGCTCTGTTACTGATCCCTTACAACTAGCACCAGAACGCTTAACACGGCCCGGGCTACTCTCCGCATCTTCAGATGGAAGCTCTTCATCGGAATGCTTACTCTTATTAAGTTTATTACCTGCTTTCTTAGCTGCCTTATAAGCCTTACTACCCTTACGAGCACTCTTACTCCCACGCTTTTTTTTGGCGTTAATGTTGGCCCATAAACCTTCAGTAAAGAAATCTTCCTCTTCGATAACATACTCTTTAAGTAGCTGGTTATATAGCTCATCAAACTGCATACATGTATTTATATCTAAGATATTAAAATTCTCTTTATTTTTAGTACCTTTGATATAAATACTAATATGGCTAAACATAATACCAATTTTGGAAAAGATTTAAAAAATCTTTCAGATCTGGCGTTCTCGGTCCTTAATGAGAATACCAATGAAGTTATCAACGGCGGAGCTGCTTACAAGGGTGGTGATGTCGAGCATGATTGAGCGTCTCATATTAAAGCTCCTCCGTTTGGGGAGTCAATTAAGAGGATCCTTCACCACAACCTTACTGAAGAAGGAGTTGTCGAAGAGTATTACGTTGAGCATAACGGCAAACTCGTTGGTCTTTTAGCAGAAGATGTTGAGATAGTTCAATTAAATGAGCATGGTGGTAAACCACCAGGAGATGAAGAAGAGAAAGAAGACGAAGAGAAGGAAGATGAAGAAAAGGACGAGGATGAGGAGACTGTAGTAAGTCCACCACACGGTGCACGTCCTAAACTTATTGGAGTACCTATCCTTAAGTAATAGCTTTCTCGAGTGATACTAGACATGCAAATGCATTAATCTCTTTATCTACTACAAAAGCACTCTTATAGAGATGATCGGCAATTATGACGATCATCTCTTTCTTTTTCATATCAGGTAGATCTTGCCCATATAGAAAGTCAAGAAAGTTAGCCAATAGAGTATCGTAGTCGCCTTGAAACCTATCCTCATTC